TGTAACGATTAGCGATTCAACCGTCATTCCATTGACAAGAGGGTTGTTGGTAACGCACAGTGCCGCTGGCGCCGTAGTTGTGACAATGTCTAACGGTGACAACTGCACATTCAATTGGCACGGAACAACAACAATCATTTTTCCTATTCGATGCACAAAGGTATTGAGTACAGGAACAACGGCTACTGCAAACTTTGTTGCGTTGTATTGACGGTACCCATGCATTACAACCAATGATTAAATTTTAAAAGTGAGTAACTACGATCCGCTAGACATTCGAGGTCAAGAGCAAACGAAGGAAAATAAAGACCTTCGAGAAAAACTAAATAGGCAGAATGAGGAATCAGATCTGAAATGGCTGATGAGTAACAAGAAAGGTCGAAGGATCGTATGGAGGATGTTGGATCAGGCAGGAGTTTTTAGACTTAGTTTCAGTCAGAATTCAATGCAAATGGCATTTAATGAAGGAAACAGAAACAGCGGACTAAGAACGATTTCGATGATTCACCAGACTTGCTCAGACTTGTATCAGGTAATGCTAAAGGAACAAAATGACACAAACAGAATCATTGATGACAACACCAGCACCAACCAATAACGCTGCTGTTGCATCGACTGAATCTCCAACAGGAGATGTATCAAATGCGGTTGTGACTCAAGACCAGCCAGTTGCAGATGCAACTGAGACTGGCAATACAGAGGGCGACAGTAAGGATGCTCCAAAGACCGAAGCGGTTGGCGCACCAGAAAAGTATGAATTCAAAGCCCCAGAAGGCAAGAATTTTGACAACGAAGTCATTTCGACATATTCGCAAGTCGCCCGTGAATTGAACTTGAGTCAGGCTTCCGCGCAAAAGATGTTAGACACACTTGGTCCAAAACTCGCTGAAAGGCAGATGGCTCAGATCGACACAATCCGACAAGGATGGGTTGATTCGTCACGAATTGATAAGGAATTCGGCGGAGAGTCACTCGACAAAAACATGTCGGTTGCTAAGAAGGCGTTGGACACATTTGGAACACCTGAACTGCGAAATGTATTAAATCAATCTGGTCTAGGGAATCATCCTGAAGTCATCAGGTTTTTCTTTCGAGCAGGGAAATCAATTAGTGAAGATGGTTATGTCGGTCCGTCAAGTGGCTCAGGTTCAAAGGGACAACCACGAGACTTTGCATCACAAGCGTCAATGCTTTATTCAAATCAAAAATCTTAATTTTAAGGAAACTTTTTTATGGCAACACTTTCGACAACAAATTTAACTCTCGCTGACTGGGCGAAACGAACTGATCCAAACGGATCTGTTCCAGTCGTGGCTGAACTCCTCTCGCAAACAAATGAAATTCTTCAGGACGCAGTTTTTAAGGAAGGCAATTTGCCGACTGGCGAACGCGTTGTAATCCGAACAGGATTGCCAACCGTGTACTGGAGAGCATTGAATCAAGGGATTCCAAGTAGCAAGTCAACGACTGCACAAGTTGACGAAGCATGTGGAATGCTTGAAGCCCGTTCAGAAGTGGACAAGGATCTTGCGATGCTCAATGGCAATACGGCTCAGTTCCGTTTGTCCGAAGACACTGCATTCTTGGAAGCAATGAACCAAACACAGGCAACGACAATGTTCTACGGCAACCCTACCACTGAACCAAAGTCGTTCCTTGGATTGGCTGGTCGATACTCAAGTTTGTCGGGCGGAAACGCAACAAATGTTATTACCGCTGGTGGTAGTGGCTCTGACAACACTTCGGTGTTCTTGGTTTGCTGGGGCGACAATACCGTGTATTGCCCATTCCCTAAGGGTTCAAAGGCTGGTTTGATCCATGAGGATCTTGGCGAACAAACTGTGTTTAACAGTGACAGCCGTATGCAAGCGTATGCGACTCGTTACCAATGGAAGAACGGGTTGGTAGTCAAGGACTGGCGCTATGTTGTTCGTATTCCAAACATTGATGTCAGTGATTTGATTGCTCAAAGTGGTACTCAGGCTTCAACGGCTGCTACGAACATCATCAAGTTGATGGCAAGAGCAATCTACCGCATTCCAAACATGTCAATGGGTCGATGTACATTCTACATGAACCGCACTGTTCACAGTGGTATGGCTTTGGCTGCGTTGGACAAGAGTAGTGCCGTGTTGAAAATCAACGAAGGTCTCACTCAGTTTGGTCAACCACACAGTTGGTTGACATTCCTTGGCGTTCCACTTCGCAAGGTTGATTCTTTGCTCAACACTGAAGCCGTTGTCTCATAATTCAAATTTTACAAAAGGAAAAAACATAAAATGATTACTGATAATTTACTCATGCTCTCTGGTACTACTAGTGCCACTACAGGCGTTACTACTGGTCAAGATCTGTCACAGGTTGCTGCCGCTTACAATTCGGAAAGCATTGTTGACCTTGGAACTGCTCGAGATATCGGTGAAGGCGAACCTCTTTACATTGTGTTCACCGTCACCGAGGCTTTTGTTGGTGCTGGCGCAACGGTTGCAATAAACTGTGTTGTGTCTGCTGCTACTGCATTGACTACGCCAACAACCGTTGGTTCAATTGCTGCAACCGCAGTTGCTTCTTTGACATTGGGGACGCAATTTGTTGTGCGTATTAACCCATTGGTCGCTTCACTTGGACTGCGTTACCTTGGCGTGATTTACACCATTGCAACTGCAACCACAACCGCTGGAGCAATGACAGCATATGTCGTCAAAGATTTCCAAGACGGCAAGAAGTTCTACGCGTCTGGTTTCACTGTTCTTTAATTTAAGGAGATTTTATGGCAAAAGTAAAAGCAAAAGTCACATGTTTCATTGACAACTCACTTCGCAATGAAGGAGATGAATTTGAATACAACGGTCCAAAAAACACGAATGTCGAAATTCTCGACGGGACTGATTTTGAAAAGACCGAAGTTAAAGTGGATGACACTCCAGTTGCAAAACAAAAGTGGACTCCAAAAAACAAGACTGTTGCTTCTTCGGCTGACTAATCTCGTTTGTAAAGATTCATACGAGCGAGGGGAGTCGATGAGAAATCACGGCTCCTCTCGTTTTCATAAGGAGGTTCGATGGCTAGCGTTGTAGATATTTGTAACCTTGCGTTGGCTCATATTGGTGACGATGCAACGGTTTCGAGCATTGATCCTCCTGAAGGTTCTGCGCAGTCTGAGCATTGCAAGCGTTTCTATGCAATTGCAAGAGACACAATGCTTCAAATGCATAATTGGAACTTTGCTTCAAAGCGCATCTCGTTGGCTCAAGTTACGAACCCAATAACCGAATGGCTGTATGCATACGCTGCTCCTTCGGATATGTCTGTTGCAGTTTCAATTCTTGCTTCAGATGCTGGCGATGATTACTCGGCTCGTTTTGTCCCGACCGACACACCATTCTTTCCGCCAGTTGTTGCGGCTGGGCAGTACACACCTCAGCCATATTCGATTGAGGTTGACACTATTGGCAACAAAGTCATTTACACAAATCAAGAAAGTGCCGTACTTCGGTATCAGGCTTTAATTACAGATCCAACAAAGTTTGATTCGTTGTTTGTTCTGTCTTTGAGTTGGCATCTTGCAAGCATGCTTGCAGGTCCAGTCATCAAGGGAGATGCAGGATCTGCCGAAGCAAAGCGTTGCATTCAGATGATGGCTGGATACTTGCAAGCAGCAAAGCAGTCGGATTCAAACCAAAGGAACATCAGGGTTGAGCATGTTGTTTCGTGGACAAGTGGACGCTAATGCCAACGACCAAAACATTTAATCGGTCATTTGCTGGCGGCGAATTGTCGCCAGAAATGTTTGGTCGCATTGATGATCAGAAGTTCCAGACTGGCGCTGCAAAGTTGCGGAACTTTATTGCATTGCCGCAAGGTCCTGCCGTAAACAGATCAGGGACAAAGTTTGTACGCGCAGTCAAAGACAGCACCAAGAAGACTCGACTCATTCCATTTACATACAGCACCACACAAACAATAATTCTTGAGTTTGGTGAGGGCTACATACGATTCCACACGCAGGGCGAGACATTGCTTGCAGGTACTGGAGCCGCATACAACGGAGCAACTCCATATGTGGTTGGAGCAATGGTGAGTTACTTGGGTAACAACTATTACTGCATCCTTGCATCGACAGGCAACTTGCCAACGAATGCCACATATTGGTATCCAATACCAAGCGCTGCATACGAAATTCCAAGTACATACTTGGAAGCAGATTTGTTTGACATTCACTATGTGCAATCGTCAGATGTGTTGACGCTTGTTCATCCAAACTATCCACCGCGTGAACTGCGAAGACTTGGCGCAACGCAGTGGACTTTAACTTCTATTTCTTTTGTTCCAGCCGTGTCAAGTCCAACAGGTGTCGCAGTCGCAGCATCCTTTGGTGAAAGATTTGACATTGTTTCTATTTCACTAGCAAATCCAGGATCTATTGTGTGTTCTTCTGCACATCAATTTGTTAAGGGTGATTCTGTGTATATCAGCAGTGTTGGTGGCATGACCCAATTAACAACAGGTTTTTATGTTGTAAATACTGAGGGAGTAGCCGCATTAACGGTAAAAGATTACGCAACTGGCGTACCTGTGGACACAAGTTTATTTACTCCCTATACAAGTGGCGGCAAAATTGAATATGGAACAAAGATATTTGACATAGTAAATTATTATGTTGTTACTGCTATTGCTGCAAACGGAGTTGACGAGAGTCTTGCGTCCGCAAGCGTAAATGTCACAAACAATTTGTATGTCAATGGCGCATTTAACACAATTACTTGGTCTGCGGTTGCTGGCGCTATTCGATACAACATCTACAAAATTCAGTCTGGATTGTACGGATACATTGGTCAAACACAGGCTCTGTCATTCACAGATGACAACATTGCGCCTGACATGGGGATTACAACTCCTGTTGTTGAAACGGTTTTTAATAGTGCCAACAATTATCCTGGAGCAGTTTCGTACTTTGAACAGCGCAGAGTGTTTGCAGGAACAACCTACGCTCCACAGCAATTGTGGATGACACGGTCAGGGACTGAAAGCGACATGTCGTACCACTTGCCTGTAAAGGATGACGACCGAATCTCGTTTAAGGTTGCAGCGCGTGAAGCCAATACCATTCGGCACATTGTTCCGTTGCAGCAGTTGATGCTGTTGACCAGCGCAGCCGAGTGGCGTGTGTCTCCAGTCAACAGCGATGCGATTACGCCAACCACAATTTCGGTTCGACCTCAGTCTTACATTGGCGCAAACAATGTGCAGCCGAGCATTATCAATAACAGCATGGTCTATTGCGCGGCGCGTGGCGGTCACATCCGTGAACTTGGATATTCATGGCAGTCCAATGGATACATCACAGGAGATTTGTCACTTCGAGCAGCGCATTTGTTTGACAACTATGAAATTGCTGACATGTGTTACAGCAAGTCTCCGCATCCATTAATTTGGTTTATCTCGTCAACTGGTTTGTTGTTGGGATTGACTTATGTCCCTGAGCAACAAATTGGTGCTTGGCATCAGCATGACACGGACGGCACATTTGAAAGTTGCGCTTGTGTCGCCGAAGGAACTGAAGATCATTTGTATGTTGTTGTGAAGCGAACAGTCAACGGCAACTCAGTTCGATATGTTGAGCGTATGTCATCAAATGCATTTGATTCTCTTGATGATTGTTTCTTCGTAGATTCGGGGTTGACTTATGACGGGAATAACACCACAGCAACAACTGTGACCGTGTCGGGTGGAACTCTTTGGGGACCAACCGAATTACTGACAATAACAGCATCAACTTCGATCTTTGCGTATCCAGCGCTGACAGATATTGGGGACGCATTCGTATTTACGGCAACTGACGGAACACAGTACAGACTGACAATTGAAGGATGCACATCGGCAACCGTAGTTCAGGCTCGACCTGACAAGGTTCTAGCGGTTGCATTTAGAAATGTTGCCACAACAAGTTATGGATTTGCTCGTAATACTTTGTCTGGGTTTTCGCACTTGGAAGGAAAGACCGTTTCTATATTGGCTGACGGAGCCGTTATGCCAAGCGAAGTTGTTGTTGGTGGATCGATTTCAATTGATCGAGCAGCAGTCAAAATACATGTTGGCTTGCAATACTTCAGCGACTTGCAGACTTTGCCGCTGGCAATAAACATCGAAGCCTTTGGTCAGGGGCGAGTTAAAAACATCAATCAGGCTTGGGTTCGAGTGTTTCGTTCAAGCGGTCTTTTTGTTGGACCTACCGCTGACAAGTTGACCGAGGCAAAGATGAGAACGAACGAACCATATGGATCACCGCCATCGTTGCGTTCCGACGAGATTGGTGTCAACATCACACCGACATGGGCGCAAAGCGGTCAGATCTACATTCGTCAGGCTGATCCACTTCCATTGACGGTCGTTGGCGTAACCATTGAAGCGGTAGTAGGAGCATAAACATGGCGCAACTTAGTTTTACACAATGGAATTCTCAAATTCATACGGACTATGCCGCTGGCGCAGTTAACTTTAATCAGGCTGGAATGGATGTATTAACCCCTCCTGCTGGCGGTGGTATGGATGCCGCTGGAGCGTTTCAGGTGGCTGGCGGAATCATGGCAATCTTTGGCGCGGCGAACAGTGCCATCGGGACTTTTTACCAAGCACAAAGCGCACAGAATCAACTGAAGGTTCAGGCTCAGAACGAACGGTTCCAGTCGCAGATGTCTGCCATCAACGCTCAGAGCGCCGAGTTTAGCGCCCAGCAGAGCCTCTTGGCTGGCGAGAAGCAGATTGGGCAGTACACAATGAGGGCTGGTCAACAGAAGTCGTCAGCGGTCGCCTTAATGGCTGCAAGAGGCATCCAAGGTGGAGTCGGATCTGCCAAGGAAATCATTGGCAGTATGGACATCGTCAAGGAAATCGACAGGCTGACAATGTCGGCAAGCAATGTCCGTCAGGCTGAGGCGATTAGAACTCAAGCCATGAACTACCGCAACCAGTCCATTATGTCTGGTCTGTCAGCCGACAACCTTAACACCAGCGCGGGGACTATTTACCCAGGGCTTGGTATGGCAACCAGCCTGATCGGAAGCGCAACAGACATTGGTGGAAACTGGGCAAGAGACAACAGGCTTGAACAGTTACTTCTCGCACAGTCAACTAAGAGATTCTAAATGCCAACAGTACCAACATCATTTGTCCCTCAAGTTTCTCCACAGGGTGATGGAGGAATGGTTCCGCTTCAGGCTCCTCCAGTTGAGGGTGTACGCAACGCATTGCCAGAGCAACAGATTCGGTTTGGCGAGGCAATGAGAAGCGCTGGAAATGTTTCCTTTCGGATTGGTCAGCAGTTGCAGGATTCGATTGACGAGGCGGCTGCAAAGGCTGCCGATGTGGAACTATCGCAGTTCTCAAATAACATTCTTCGTGGCAAGGATGGATATCTCGGTCTTCAAGGTAAAGACGCGGACACAAGATACGAAGAGACAAACAGCGCAATCCTTTCTGCTGCAAATGGCATTCAGTCAAGACTAAAAAACAAGACTCAGGTTGAACTGTTTAATCAATCTGCGTCTCGAAACATTGTTCAGTTTCAAGGTCAGATGGGCGCACATTGGAACAATGAAGTTCCTAAATACTTGGCGATGGAATCGAATGCCCGTGCAATTCAATCAAGCCAAGACGCAATAAATTCGTATTCATTTCAAGACGCATATTTAGAAAGTACCGCAAAGGCTGAAGCGGAAACTGCAAAGGGATTGTCTTACCTTGGAATCTACGAGGGATCTGCTCAATATGAACAGTCAATGAAAAAGGTTCGTTCTGGAATTACGGCTGGAGTTGTCAGCAGGTTAATGGATGAAAATTCTTATCAAGAGGGTTTGTATTATTTAGAAAAGCAAAACAATTCAAAGTTAATTGACGAGCCGACATATCAATCGTTGCGTTCTGGATTGATTGCAAACAGAGATCGACAGATGGCTATTGAATTGACTGACAACATTAGAAAAACTGGGCAACTAATAACAAATGCTGGAACTGGAAATTATCTCGCTCCAGTACTTGGTGGAGAAGTTGTTCGATTTAGCGAAAATGAATATTCCACCATAGACAAAGAAACCTTTAAATCAGGATTGACATTGAAAGTCAGTTCTGGAACTCAAGTTAGATCTCCTGGTAGATGCACGGTCGAAGATTACACCGAGGGAAGCAACACGGTAATCCTTAGAAATGAAGACGGAAGTCAATTTAATTTTGAAAACATTGTTCCATTAAATATAAAACGAGGTGATCAGATTTCCCGTGGTCAAATTATTGGTACGGCAATGGACGACAAAAAAGAACTTGGGAAGGCAACTCTTACATATTCATTTGTAAAAGATGGAGTCGTTAAAAATCCGTCAAATGCAAATGTTCTTGGACCTGAAAATGTGAAGGCAAAAGAAACAAATACCATTCAAGATCAACTGGCTCTTGCAGATCAGATCCCAGATTCAGAGATGAGGGGTCGAGTTCGTTCGTTGCTGAAGCAGGAGTATGCACAAGACGCTGCCTTGTATGCAGACGCGTACAACAATCTTAAATTTCAAATTTACAATATGGATGCGGCTGGAACTGACATTCCTCCAGCAATGTTTGCTGCCCTTAGTCCATCAGATCAAAAGGAGTTTAAAGACGAGGCTTCTAAAATTAGAAAGAAAAACGAAGAGTGGGATTCTTTAGAGGCAAAACTTGCAATTGCTGAGGCTGGTGGTCCAACAAAAGAATTGATGAATAAATACGCAGGGCGGATGACAAAAGAAGATCGATTGACTTATATCAAGCAGATGGAAACCGCAAAGTCATCAACGGCATCTTTTGATCAAGACACATTTGGTTTGCTTCTTCGTCAAAATAAATTGGAAAAATTAGATAGCCCAACAGAAGATGTAGACAAATTAAAAGCGTTGCAAATGCGTGACGCTGTCAATGCGGCAATTGAAAAACAAAAAAAAGACACGGGAAAAGACCCTTCTGAACAAGAAAAAAGACAAATCATGATGCGTGTTATTACGGATCAATCTTATATTTCACAATGGTTTACAGATCCACAAGTCCCAACTGCCTCACTAACAAAAGAAGAAAGAAAAAAGGCATACAAAAATGTAAGCGGAACTGAAATTCCTATTGACAGTTACGACGAAATAATTTTTGAACTTACTAGTGCAGGAAATAAATCTATTACTGACGGAGACATTTTGTCTAAATTTAACGAGTTGAAATCAAAGAAATAAAATGATTGAACAACCAGAAAATCAAAATAATGTTTTAACTTCTTCTGTATCTCAAAATCCAATTGCAAGCGAACTTGATGGTGATGCAATTAGTAGCACAGTACAAAATGCAATAAGAAATAACGAATTAAATCAAAACAATAAGACACCAGTTTTAGCGCCAGTTCAACAGTTAACTCCAATTGAAAATGCTGTTAATGAAACAATTAAAAGAAACAATGAAAGCAACAAGACGGCTCTGAATCAATCCCTTGTTTCTGCTTCTGCCAAAGATCCAGATACGGCTGCAAAGTCTCAGGCTCTTGCTGCAAGTTTGAATGTATCTACTGGGGTTGTTGACTTTGACATTGAACTTGCAAAGAGACAAAAACTTTTAAGACAAGCGGAGGTAATGAAACTTGTCGAAAAATATCCGTCACTAGCAAGAAGGTTTTTGGATAAAGAATTTGCAGAAGTTGCACATGATGATTTAGACAATCTTGCAAAGACTTCGGATTTGTCAAATCAATTGCGAGGCAATCTTCCAGTTGGAATGGGATCTGGCGACAACACTCTTTTTGGAGAAACTGCAACTAAATATGCATCCGAGATGTTTACAGATTTTGAACGAGGAATGATATCTGGAACAGATACGACGACATATGGAGAACTTGCATATCAGGCGCAGATTCCCACTTTAACAACTAGGGGCTTAGTACAACGACCAGACCTAGAGCAATCAATTCAATATGCAGAATCTGTATTTTCTGAACAAGAAGAATATCGCGGAACTTGGTCAGAATCATTTGGGACAATTATTGGTCAGATGAGTTCAATGATGGTTGAAGCGTCTGCTGTTGGTACTGCGTTTGGTGGAGCGGCGGCAATCGCTGGGCAACTTGGACCTCAAATAGCATTACCAGAAGAAGTAATAACAGTTCCAGCGGCAGTCAGTCTTGGATTTACTACATCACTAATTGACCAAACTCGCAAGGTTGAAACTGGATCTGCATTTGTTGAATATTACAGGGGGAGTGAAGACTACGAGCCGCTTCCATATGAAGAAGCCGCTTGGGCTGCAAACATTGTTGGAACATTAAACGCTTCTATAGAACTTGCTTCAACTGCATTTTTCTTTGTTCCATTGGCTGGAGCGCTTCCAAAGGCGTTCTTAAAAAAGTCAATTGTAAATGCATTTCGCAAAGCAATAACAAAGTCAGGAGCAACAAGGGCTGCTGCCACACATCTTGTTAAGTCTACGGCTACTGAAATAGGTACAGAAGTAGTGCAGGAAGGAACAATTGTAGTTGCCCGTGAAATAACGGGTGTGCTTACAGAACCAAATTTTCAATCTGCTTTGAGTACTCAAGAAGGCAGAGACAGATTAGAAGAAAGATTTTCTAGCATATTTGAAGTGACTCTTAAGGGTACGGTCCCACTTGCTTTCATAACTGGAGGGTTTGGTCTTGCTCATCAAATGCGAAACATAGCAAGATCACAAAAACGACAGAAGTTGATCACTGATCAGATTGCTACAAAGGTCGAATCAAAAGTAAATAAACGAAGCAAGACCACATACAACTCTTATCTTGCCGAACAACTTTCTGGCGAATCTCTGCACATAGGTGTAGAGCAATTTGAACAAGCAAGAAGAAAGAATGGGGTAGGTCTTCAAGAAGTTGAAAAGATAATTCCTGGCATTACTGAACAGGTCGCAAAGGCAAAGGCTTCTGGCGGCGATGTTGTAATTCCAACATCTTTGTATTTGTCAGAACTTATTGATACTGAATTTGGCGTTTCGATTCGCAACGATATCCGCGCAGATGCAGAAGGAATGAGTATCAATGAGATTGCTGAATCGCAAGAGTTCTTGAAGGAGTTGAAGTCAATAAACAAACAGGCAATTGAAGACTTTAAGAAAACGAATAAGGACTGGGCGGAAAGTGCTGGGAAAATTGAAGAAGAGGTGTTTGCAAAAATCAAGGCTGCTGGTAATTACACGGAAGAAGAAGCCCGTATGCTTGCCCAATTTCATCGAGATATAGCGGTAGTTCTTGCGTCAAGATTTGGAATGACACCAGAGCAATTCAACGCAAAGTTTGGGTTGTCAATTGAAAGTGCATATACGCCAGAGCAACAGGCTCCAGCGCAAGGATCGTTTGGGCAAGCGCAGATTGCCAAGATGGATTCCGACTACATGGCGGCGGTTGAGAGCGGTGATGTGGTTGAGCAACAGCGGATGGTGGACGAAGCGACATCGTCTCCAGGCTGGTACTCGGCTCAACACGGTACACCAACCAAACAAAAAATTTCTGTCTTTGGAAATCGAGGCGGTTTAACTGGGGCAGAAAGCGCAAAGAAAGCATTCTTTTTTTCTGACCGTAGTGGCGTTACTGATACATACAGATTGTTTAAAAGAGGCGTACCGAATGAAAAGGCAATAAACGAATGGATTGACGGATTGTCACCAAAAGAACTTATTAGAGTTCTTACAAGAGATGTCTATTTTAATCCTGACAAATTAAATGATGCACAAGAAATTGAGTATGTCAAAGAGCAATTAAAAGAAGAAGCAGGAAAATTTAATGAAGTAGAAGGAACAAACTATGTAATTGACGAAATAATTCAAAAGGCAAAAAATTCGTCAATTCCATTTCCTTCAGAGATTGATCCAAAAAATATAGGTCAAACATTAAAAGTAAAACTAAAAATAACAAACCCATTTTATTTTACGCAAGAAGATGCGGAAACATTTGGAATTGATGCCATTGTTACAAAGGCAATTGCTGATGGACATGACGGTATTATTTCCAGCGAAAGAGTTGCAGATTCAATTGCTAGTCCTTTTGACGATAAAGATCCTCCATCAGGTGTTATATATGCAGTCTTTAATCCTGAACAAATAAAATCCGCCGACCCCGTCACCCGTGATGAATCTGGAAAGGTTGTTCCATTATCGCGTCGATTTAATTTGTCAAGCCCAAACACATTTGAGCAAGCCTCACGCGCAGATCTAGGGCTTGGTGATTATCGCGGAGAACACACTTCTCCAACAAACGATGGATATGCACAACCATTAAATAATCTTGGAGGCATTTTCCCTGACGACATTTATTCGCAAGATGCCACTCGTTTGTACGGCACTGGAAATGAACAACAAGACAGACAAGCAATTTCAATAATTCAATCTGCAAAAGCAAACAAAAATCAACCAATTAAAATTTATAGGGCTGTTCCTCTTGTTTTATCAAATGAAGAAAAAATTGCTGACATAAAAAAACAACAGGCTGAAATTTTACGGCGTGGGTATGAACGATGGGCAAAAAATCAAGAGAACCCATTAACTTACGATCAATTAGATGAAGAATTAAACAGGTTAAAATCTTTGCCTGAAGAAATTGCTGTAGAAAAATTGCAAATAAATAATGGTGATTGGGTAACAATTAACAAGCAGTATGCAATTGATCATGGCGAATCCGCCTTAAATGGAAAATACAGAATTATTACAAAAACTGTTCCTGCAAAACATTTGTTTACAGATGGAAATAGCATCCAAGAATGGGGATACGATTCAAATTCAAAAGGAGTAACAGATCAAGCAAACACGCAAGGGTTTCAAGAATCCAATTACCGTCCAGCCGTAGTTGCATGGGCGAAAGAAAAGTTTGGTGACCGCACAGCGCCAGATGGTTCAACCGTGTGGCAGAACTTCACCGAGTGGTTTGGCGATAGCAAGGTTGTTGATGCTGAAGGTAAGCCGATTGTGGTTTATCACGGGACTAAAAAAACATTTCAAACTTTTAAATCAACAGATCAAAATGGATTAATTTATTTTAGTTTTGATTCTGAGTTTTCAAAAAGATATGCATCTAAGAGCGGTGGATTTAAAAACCCAGAAGCAGACATACAACAAAGAATTGACAATGCAAGAATTGCTCAAAAAGAAATAACCACGCCTCTCTATAAAGAATTAGAAAGTAAATATAAAAATCTAAACGATATTCCCAATGAAGAATATGTAGCGATACTTGAAAAAGGAAGAGAAATTGAACGATCACTTCTTGACGGAATGACAGCGTCAGAAGCAAGCATGCGTATGGGCGTTCGCGTGATTGATGCGTACATGAGAGCATCAAATATTTTTGATCCAACAACTATGTGGGAAGAATTTCTTCCTGTAATAACAGAAGTTTTGGCAAGAACTGGTGAAACTCCTATTAGCAATTCAATGATGGAACACATTAAGGGCGGTCATTATTTAATTTGGGAACACAAGGATGTTGTCGAGGCTGTTTTTCAAAAATATGACGCAATAAAACTTCGTGAATCAATGATTGTTGGTGAAGTGGACACAATTGCTGTTAGAGATCCTTCGCAAGTTAAGTCAGCATCTGCCAACACAGGCGAGTTCAGCGCAACAGATCCGAACATATTGAGGCAAAGCGCAGTCGATACTCTGCAAATGGTTGCAGAGCGTGGGCAAAGAGTTATAGCAAATAACTCAAGGATTTCTGCGGAAGAACGCATTGCGATTACAACTTCATCTAAAGCAACTGGAGTTTCAGAAAGCGAAATAGAAAGCGCAATAAGAAAAACAAAACTTGCTCATCCAATAAATCAAGGTTGGGAAAAACTTGTTTATTCAAGAACAATTCTTGATGTTAATGGCAAGGCAGCGCACGAATTTCAAACAATTCCATACGATTTCAGCACCGATTCAAATGGCGACAATTTAGAAGTCGGCACAAAACCATACACAGACAGAGTTGCTTCAATGGCAAAGTCAATGACAGAAGAAGTTCGATCTGTCCTTCGACGCGCAAAATCTGGGGATAAAAACGCATTGAATATATTGTCCCAGGCTGCTTGGTACAAGTCTTTTAGATCTAGATTGCGACAAGAATTCGGAGGTCTTGGAGATTTTGTTGCAGACCTTTTAGGCGCAACAAGTCCAAATACGCCCGTGCGCGGGAATTACTGGAATGCAATTGATTCTTTGAGAAGAGCGACGAGGGGAGACTTTGATTCTCTTATGCCAAAATGGGAAGAATGGGCGAACAACTTAGACACTTTGGAAACAGATCTTAAAAGTTGGTTTAACACACAATTAGCATCTGGAAAAACAAGGGCTGATATAAGGCGTATGCCAGAATTCGCCCAAAAACTAGCAGAGGTAAAATCAGCAAGAACCATTGGAGACGAATTACTTCCGACCAAAGAGACTGGGATGAAGTACGGATTCAACGGAAGAAATGTTGTTCGGGCAATGGTCAATTTATGGCGCGTTGTTAAAGATGCCGATACAGATATTGAACGCGGAGGAACTGCTCCAAAGGCAATTACATTCTCTGGAAATTTGATTGGCTTTAGATCAAGGGCAACAATTGATGTATGGGCAGCACGAAATCTGCAAAGACTAAATGGTGGAAAACGAATTCCAAGCGCGGCAGAAAGCGGAGTTAGCGGTGTATTGAAACAGTCTGGCGATACAACATTACAGTTTGGCTTTGGTCAGGATGTGTTTACAGAAGCGGTTAAATTCATTAGAAACGATTCAGAATTAAAAACAAATAATGTGTTGGCTTCTATAAACGACGATGATTTACAAGCATTAGTATGGTTCATTGAAAAAGAAATTTGGACTATAAATGACTGGACAAGCGTTGCTGGAGAAGGCGGTTCGTTTGAACTAGAAGCAAATCTTTCTGGAACATCGAAGCAAGAAAGAGTTACAGAATTACGAAGGATTGTTGACGCTTCACCAAAGAGCGCAGATGTAAATATGGCTAAAACGGATACTTCAAAGGCAATCAAAGCAATTGAAGATTTTAATGATTTACACAAAGATGAAATAAAAGAACTTCAAGACCTTGAAACAGGAAAAACACCTAAATACAAAGGATCTGAAAAAAGAACAAAACAACTTAAAAACCTTACAAAGCCCAAAAGCGAAAGCGAAGCAGGTCAGGCAATAAGACTTCTTGCAAACATTGGTCGCGCATCTGACAGGCTTCAAGAAGCAGAAGCAAACAAAAAGGCAGCCAAAGCAGAATTGGTTTCTTTGGAAAGATCTGTTGATCGATTTGTTGGTGGACTATCAATTCAAAAATCAATGGCAACACAAGGAGTTGATTTTGTCCCCCAAGATTCCGACATGGCTCAACTTTCTAATTCTGTAACCACAGCAATTAATGACTCTGATCCAAATAATGTTGTTGTTGCATCAAAGGCTTTGCCTACACAAAGAAGATATGGCAGCGTAGAACGGGCGCTTGATTTAGAAGTTATTGCAAGAGAAGGATACAACGCAAACATTTTATGGAAAGAAATTTTAACTCAAGCAAAAGAAGCGCGTCAAGACAGTGCGTTTCTTGCAAGGGTTTTAAGGACGGACGAAAATATTGACCCTGCCAAACATAGACCTGGAGTTGAAATATATTTTAGAGAATCGGTTTCTGGAGTTGAACTTGAAAACGCGTTGGCAGAACTTGCCAAAAACAACATTAAATTCCTTACGGTAGTTGTGGATGGGAGACGACAATCTGCGTTTGTTGCTGGGGCAATGCCATCAGCAGTTGGCGTAAGAGTGTTGTACACACCAGAATTTGAACAACGGTATGCAATGGACAACATGTCAGGAATGGACAATGTTGCAATTGCTGCCAAAATAAAAGAAAAGTCTAAAGAACTAGCCGTAATTGCGGCTAAGGTTATAGCGGCTATCCCCAATGTTTCATTTGCAGGTCAATTTTGGTATGATGTACAAGTTGCTTTTAGTCACCAATATCAGGAGAAAATAGATGGCATCACAACTACAGAACCTGAAGGAATTAGTGGAACAACTAGAACCACAGTTTGGCAAGGACAATCCATTCGTTCAGGGATTGAAGATGCAAATCGCCAGATACGAGAAACCACTCTCAGACAATCCAGTCGAGATGTATTCGGTGGGAATGAGAGCAGAGCCAAACCAGCAAGAGGATGGTTTGATCCAAAGCAACTGAAGGCGATGCTTGGTAGTAAGTCTGACATTACTACATTCTTCCACGAACTAGCACATTACTACTTGACCGTATATTCTAGAGTTGCTTCTGATCCACAATCTCCATCTCAAGTTAGAGAGGATATGGACGCAATACTTTCTTGGTTTGGGATTGCTGGTGAGACTCCAGAGCAAAGACTTGCGACTTGGAATGCAATGACTTTGGAAGAACAGAGACCGCATCACGAAGCGTTTGCATACAACAAAGAAATATATGTTTCAGAAGGCAAATCCCCAAGCATTGAAATGCAGGGTGTGTTTGAACGATTTGGTCAATTCATAAAGAGAATTTACATTTCAATTCGCGACGATCTAAACGCCATATACAAGCAGGAATTCGGAACAGATCTTCCAATGATGACTGGAGAGATCCGCAGGGTCATGGACAGAATGATTGCAACAGATGAGCAAATTCGTTCTGCCGAAGAGCGAAGGAATATGGAGAACATTTTTAAGGATCAAGAATTATCTGGAATGGATGATGCTCAATGGGCTTCATACCAGCAGATGAGAGCGGAAGCCACACAGAAATCAGTGTCCGAACTGAATGAGCAAAGTCTTGCTGCGACAACATGGGCTTCAAGGCTGAAGGCTAAGAAGGTCAAGGAAATAGAGGCAGAGCAAGAGGAACTCCGCAGTGAAATTCGCAAACAGGTCAAGAAGGAAGTTGAGTCTCGAAATGTGTATCGAGCAATCAAGTTCTTGAAGTATGGAATTTTGCAGACGGCTGGAGGCGAAGAAGTTGAATTTACTGGTTCAAACAAATTGAACACGAATGCAGTCAAACTTATGGTTCCGAAGGAGAACATGGATAAGTTTGGATCTGGCAAGAATGGGATGGTTGCCCTTGACGGATACCACCCAGACATCGTTTCAGAAAGATTCAACTATTCATCTGGCGACGAACTTATCCTTGCAATTCTTGACGCAAAGCCAATGGATGAGGTTATTGATGGGATCACCGAAGACCGTATGGAAATCGAAAACGGAGAACTCAATTCTCCACAGGCTATCGAAGCGGCTGCTGACAAGGCAGTTCATAACGAGGCAAGAGTCAAACTTGTTGCCGTCGAACTGCGGTGGCTGACCAAGGCAACCCAGCCAGTTCG